AGTCACAATGCCAACTGCTACAGCAGGCAAGTCGTTCTTGTTGAAGTTAAAGACTGGTGCAGGTGCTTACACGGTGACATGGTCAACGGTGAAGTGGCCTAGCGGCACTGCCCCAACCCTCACAAGCACCGCATCCAGAATGGACATCTTTAGTTTCTTCAGCGATGGCACAAACTGGTATGGAACTACTGTTGGTCAAAACTACACACCATAAGGACTGAACTATGTTTGCGGCAGGTAAAACAGCAGGTGTATCAGCAGGTGGTGGCACACCCGACCCACAATTTAACTATGTGACTATGCTATTGCATGGCGATGGGACGAATGGCGCTCAGAATAATACATTCTTAGACAGCAGTACAAACAACTTCACCATTACCCGCAATGGCAATACAACCCAAGGTTCTTTCTCGCCTTATGGGTCTAATTGGGGTGTTTATTTTGGGGGTGTTGGAAACTATTTAACAACTGCTACGTCTGCATCAGGTTTTAGTTTTGGAACGGGCGATTTTACCGTTGAGTTTTGGATTAACTCAAACCAAACAGATAGATGTGACCCAGTTGGACAAGATACTAGTTATAGTGCATCTGGTTGGTGGGGGTTCGTTTTTAATCGTTCATCAAATAACACGATGGAATGGTTTGAAAACACAAATTCTAGAATTTCCGCTACTTCTGTTACTTGGAACAATGGGCAATGGAATCATGTTGCCGTTACGCGAAGTGGTAACAATGTAAAAATGTTTTTAAACGGCACTCAAGTTGGAAGCACCTATACGACATCTTTTACTTATGGTGATTCAAGTGTTGGAATAATTAACGGTGTTTTATCACTTGGAAAAACTGATGGGCCTTTGACTGGGTATCTTAGTAATGTAAGAATTGTTAAAGGCACTGCTTTGTACACAGGAACATTTACGCCAAGCACGACACCGCTAACAGCCGTATCTGGAACAAACCTGTTGACCTGTCAAGCAAATCGTTTCTTTGATGCTTCTACAAATGCTTTAGCAATCACAACCACAGGCACACCAAGCGTTCAACGCTTCAACCCATTTGGTACTGCTACCGCCTACTCCACAAGCGTGATTGGTGGGTCAGGGTATTTTGATGGCGGTGGTGATTATTTAACTACAAGCGGTCGTGGTGGATTTGCAAATAACACAACTTTTACTGTTGAATTTTGGACTTATCCAACAAGTTATGCAAGTAATGTCAATTGGATTAACAGTTCAAACAACAATGTTTTTTATATTGAAACTTTTAGTAGTGTTTTATATGTTGGCGATGGGTCAAATAATATTATTGCTGAAACACCGCCAGCATTAAATCAATGGACTCATGTCGCATTAGCATTTAACGGTACAACATACAGACTTTATTACAATGGTGTACAAAAAAATACTTCTACAACTCTAATGAATGGAACTACATTTACAGGTTTTCGCATTGGTGCTAAAAGTGATGCTTCACGACCATTCTATGGTTACATAACCGATACGCGAGTGCTTGTTGGAACTAATTTATATCCAAATGGCACAACATTTACACCGCCAACCGCCCCGCTAACGGCAATTACAAACACAGCGGTGCTTCTTAATTACACCAATGGCGCAATCTTTGACAACGCCATGATTAACAATTTAGAAACTGTAGGTAACGCACAGATTTCTACAAGTGTGTACAAGTATGGAACAGGGTCTTTGTACTTTGATGGGACGGGGGATTATTTGCAAATCCCATTTAGTCAAAATTTTACAATGAATGGTAACTTTACTGCTGAATGTTGGGTGTATGTAACATCTGCACCAAACGCATACGGGGGAATTTTAGCCTTTTCAAATGATACGGAAAATGTTGGTTGGAATATTTTAATTGGTGGAAATACAAGTAAGTTTCACTTCAATGTAGCAATGACATACACCGACACGGCTACTTCAATCACGCTAAATACATGGACTCATTTAGCATTGGTAAGGTCAGGCTCAACTGGCAAACTGTATATCAATGGTGTTGCAGATGCCAATACAGTTACAACAAGTGCTACCGCTACTTGTCCAACAAATCCGCAAATTGGCTCTTATCCTTTAATATCAGGCAGAACATTTTTTGGCTACATAGATGATGTACGCATCACCAAAGGCTATGCTAGATACACCGCAAACTTTACACCGCCAATTGCGGCATTTCCCAATATTGGCCCATACTAAGGAAACATCATGCAAATTGCAATTTTGACAAACCCAATTACAGTAGGCGATTACCGCGAACTGTTTGCCAATACATCGTTTAACGCTAATGGCCCAAGCGATGAATTCTTGACTGCCAACAACGCAAAGAAGGTCACGCTTTTTAAAGCCCACGACCGACTGACCCAAAAGTTGGTTTCATGTGCGCCATATGATGATGGTGAATTTGTGTCTATGGCTCAAGTTGAGTCATTGACCGCTGATGAAATTCAATCCGCCAAAGACAGCGCGATGGCTAACATTCGCTATACGCGCAACCAATTGCTCAAAGACTGTGATTGGACTCAGATTGCTGATTGCACAGCAGACAAGGCGGCATGGGCAACATACCGTCAGGCTTTGCGCGACTTGCCAGCGACCATTACAGAGCCAAGAACCTTTTCGGACTGGCCTCACAGCCCTGACTATGTACCAATGATTCAACCTTAAGGACTCACTATGACTACGATTACTTGGACAGTTACAGCAATGGACTGCTACCCACAAGAGGGCGGCAACACTGATGTTGTTTTCACAGTTCACTGGACTTGCTCTGGTGTGGATGGAACCTATAACGGCTCTGTTTACTCGACCTGCGCTGTGCCTACACCATCTGGTACGTTCACACCCTATGCTCAGTTAACTCAATCTCAAGTATTGGGTTGGATTTGGGCTAACGGCGTGGACAAGACTGCTACTGAAGCGGCTGTTGAGCAACAGATTGCGAATTTGCAAAACCCGCCAGTGGTGACTCCTCCACTGCCTTGGAGCGCTTAATGACACTGCAACTACCTATTGAATTAGCAAACCAAGTTCTTGGTTACCTCGGAACTCGCCCCTATCAAGAGGTGTTTCAACTCATTCAAGCCATTCAAGAGGCGGCAAAACCCGTAGAGCCACTTAAGGTTGAAGATGGAACAAGTGGAGACTAAGCTCGCCGTTCACGAAGCGGTGTGCGCTGAACGCTACCGTTCGATTGAGGACAAGCTCGATCGGGGCAAAGAGCGGATGAAGACCATAGAGTACTTGCTGTACATACTGCTTGCGGCGGTACTCTTCGGTCCCGGCGTTGCTGGCGAATTCGTTAAAAAATTAATCGGCATCTAGGCACTGGCATGGATGCGCTGGCTTATTCTACTCCTGTTGTTAGTCATTGCAGGAGCGTCGTCCAAGCAAGGGTGCCACGTGCGCGAGTTTTACGGAATCGCTTACACGGTGCACGACCCTACACTGCGGCACCGGGAGATGGTAGCGTGGCTGGATGCAAATACACGGTATTGCAAGTCCACGGACATGCTGGTGATTTGGAACAACCTGTCCGAGTGGGCAGGTACGGCCGATTCCACATGGCTTAGGAACAAAGTAGTACATGGATACAAGGATGCTCTTGAGCGAGAAAAGAAATGACCAAGAAGCCGATTTCGAGACCCAAGAAGCCCACGCCGGACACCCGGGACAAGCTGACGCTGTACGTCACACTAATGGTCAGCACCACCCTGTGCATTTCCGTATTGGCCATGGTGATCAGCTTTATGCTTGGTTTGTGGGCAAAGGAAGTGGACAACGCCGAGATCTTCAAGATGATTTCACCCGCTTTTTCTACACTTATCGGCGGCATGATTGGGTTCCTGTCTGGTATCAAACTCATGCAGAATGACGATAAATCTAAAACCTGTAAGGACTAATTATGCTAGATATTTTATCCGGGGGCTTACTCGGCTCCATCTTTGGCGGCATCTTCCGAATGGCACCCGAAGTGCTCAAGTTCTTCGACAAAAAGAACGAGCGGATGCACGAACTTAACATGTTCGCCCGGCAGTGCGAGCTGGAGCAACTCCGGGGTCAGCAAAAGCTCGCCGAGATTGGAGCACAGCGTGAGGCGGCGGTGGACGTCGGGGTGATGGATGCCTTTAACAACGCGATTATCCAGCAAGCCGAGATGGTCAAGGCGGCTGGCGGGTGGGTGGCAGGACTTTCGGCTTCCGTCCGACCCCTAGTGACCTACTGGATACTGTTTGTCTGGTCTTTCATTCACATCTGGTTCGCTTGGAACGCTTGGCTGGCTGGCGCACCCGCTGTCGATGTGTTCAGGACTATGATGACCCCCGACTTCTCGGCTTTGCTGTCCGGCACCATTAATTACTGGTTCCTCGATCGCACTCTGAAGCAACGTGGTATATGAACCTAGAGCTTGCCGCTGAACTCTGCCGCCGATACGAGGGGTATCGGGCCAAGCCCTACCTCTGCCCGGCGAACGTAGCTACGATCGGGTACGGAAGCACTTACTACGCCGACAAGCGAAAGGTGACGTTGGAAGACCCCCCGATGGACGAACCTACGGCACGGGAGCTACTAATGGTCGAGCTTGAGCACACCTACCTTCCCGGGGTCCTCCGGAACTGCCCGGGACTGATCACGGACGTCCGGAAGTGCAATGCGATCGTGGACTTTTGCTACAATCTCGGCGTTGGGCGGCTTCAGACATCGACCTTGAAGCGCAAAGTAAACGCTGGGGACTGGGAGGGTGCGAAAGAGCAGTTAATGTTGTGGACCCGTGGTGGTGGAAAAGTGTTGCCGGGACTTCTTAAGCGACGCACCTCCGAGTGCGCTCTGCTGAATTGACCAAATGTCAAAGGCATGGTATAATCTTATTCAACGTTGCTATTCGTGTGGAGGGCTTTTATGGCGACAGCTTCTGTAATGACCTACACCTCGCTAGTTGAGAATATCGAATCCTACATGGAGAGGAATGATACAACTACCGTCGACAAGATACCACTTTTTATCATGCTCGCTGAGCAGGTGATCGCGTCTCGGATCAAATTTCTCGGTAATCTTACCGTTAACACAAGCACTATGACCGCGAGTACGTCTATTATTGACAAGCCTGCTCGTTGGCACAAAACAGTCTCCATGAACATTACGGTGGATGGTGAGCGTCAGCCAGTTCTATTGCGTAAGTACGAATACCTACGAGAGTATTGGCCCAACGCTACCTCCACGGCAACACCACTATACTACAGTGATTACGACTATACTCATTGGCTTGTTGCCCCAACACCTGATTTAGCATATACGTTTGAAGTATTATACTACGAACGCATTCAACCCTTAGACTCTTCCAATCAAACCAACTGGTTTACCATCTATGCCCCCCAAGCATTACTGTATGGGTCTTTGTTGCAAGCCATGCCATTTCTGAAAAATGATGAACGTATTCCAATGTGGCAATCGCAGTATGATGCGATTATGGCGACGTTGGCTGAGGAGGACAAACTCCGCATTGCTGATCGTCAGACCATAGCCGTTGATAGTTAAGGACTAACATGAGTTACAACTCGCCATTCACAGGCAACGTCATCCAACCCACGGACGTCTCTTTCCGCGCCATTACGCTGAGCGCCAATACCCAGCTCGAGTGGCCTATTAATGGCAACGCTACTGATGACTACGCGGCTCGTATTATGCAAGTCACAGCGTCAGCGTCTAGCCTTAGCCTTTATATGCCCCCCGCCAACCAAAGCTCTGTAGGGAACGACGCGCTGATCCGAAACGTCGGAGCTAACACCTTTACGGTCAAAGACTACGCGGGCACCAATACGATCATCTCAATTGCCGCCGGAGAGTCCAAGTATGTTTATATCACAGCGAACCCTACGACGACAGGTACATGGGGTAACATCGCTTTTGGCACTGGGACTTCTTCTGCCGATGCTTCCACATTGGCTGGATACGGACTGGTCGCAAGCGGCTTAACGCTGAATCAAAGTCATCCAGCGCAGACCCTTGTGACTGCTGGAACCTTTGCCGTAGCAGATAGAGCACAAACCTCGGTGTGGACTGGAGGAGCTGGTACTTACGCTCTCCCATCAGCTTCGACCATTGGAAACAATTGGTTCACGTTGTTTAAAAATAGTGGTACAGGTTCGATGGTGATATCAGCCGCTGACAACATTGATGGCGCAGGAACGAAGACCTTTGCGCCTAACGAGTCTGCTTTTATTGTTAGCACTGGTGTTACTTATTTAACCGTCGGTTATGGTGTCAGCAATCAGTTTTTCTACACGTCTTTGGTTAAGGCTGTAGTTACAGGGTCGTACACTTTAACTTCGAGTGAAGCGGCGAACACCATTCAAACCTACTCGGGAACTTTGACCGGTAACGTGACAGTCGTTTACCCACCAGTTGTAAACTTATATGTGATTAAAAACTCCGTAGTGGCAGGAGGTTTTACACTCACAGTTGGAACCGGAGTCGGTACATCCGTCGTTATCCCTTCTGGTCAGCAGGTAACTTTGGCTTGCGACGGAACTAACTTCTTTAATGCCAATACGTCTCAAGCTGGGTCAATAACCACAGTTTCTTTATCTGATGGAACTGTTGGTGCGCCCTCTTTGAGCTTCGCTAGTGAGGCTACCACTGGTATTTACCGTGCCGGTGCTGGTCAATTTAACACCGCTATATTGGGTGTTGTGAGGTCCACGTTATCGGCAACAGGTTTGACGATTGCTGGGACTGGCACTTTTACTAGCGGCGTGGCAGGGGGCACCTTCTAATGACCAAAAAGGTCTTCGCCCTAGATACTAAACCCGGCGTACAACGGGACGGAACCGTCTTCGACGCGAACTGTTACCAAGACGGTCGTTGGGTCCGTTTCCAGCGTGGACGTCCGCGCAAGATCGGCGGATATAGAGAGATAGTGGACGGCTTAGCGGGACCATCCCGTGGGATATACCTGAACCCGCAACAGAATTTTAACAATGTATTTAATGGCTACTCTGGTGGTCTACAATTACTTCCAATTGACAATACGGGCGTTGGGGCTGGTATCACTGACATGACCCTTACCGGATTCTCGGCTAACACGGACAACGTGTGGCAGTTTGATACATTTTACGACGTCAGCGGGTCCGGTAATAACCTCCTGCTGGCGCACCCCGGGCAGAACGGCTCGCTAATTGATAATAATGTTAATACTCCAGTATTAGGTGGAACTATTACAGGGACTAGCTTATCCCCGATTGGCGTATTTACA